GACACCCTGAGGTTCAAACTTGTGTGAGTTGAGTGCTAATAAAGTTGATTTACATTTGACTGATGCCTGATAAACAACATCCCTTACAAACCTTTCGTCATCTAAGAACGATTTGTTACACTCTTTGAGTGTAAAAAGGATGTGTCTCATCAGGGCTCCAGTGCGATGTAATAAACAAGTTCAGTGTTGAAGTTCTTCCACTCAGAGATGAGATGCTTAGAAACTTTTACGCTATATTGACCAGGCATCACACGGATGTTCTCGATCTTTACATCAAGACTAAAAGAATCTGTACAGCATCCAGGAACAATTTGCTCATAGGTATTGCTGGTGTCGTTCTCTTTATCATGAAGAACTAGAGTAACAGTATCTTCACCAGCAACGGTTTTAAATGTCAGATCGGGCAAACCATAAACAGAAGATGCTCTACGCAAATCAACTAAACTCTCTGGGTCTAGATTAAACTGAATGTCTGCATCAGGGAAATTTACATTTTTCTCTGGAGCAGATTTAAGCGTAATCTCTGGATCAGAAAAATAATAGCGAGCAGACTGACGACCGCCACGGATAGTGACAAAATTTTCGTTGTCAAACTCAAGCTGAGGGTTGCTAAACAAATAGATCCCACAAAGGAACTGACTGAGATCATAGATAGCGAAGTCCACTGGAAATACTTCCTCGCTAGTAAACTTTGCGAGTATGTTTTCTGCATTGCTAATAGTGCGTACTGTGCTTCCTTTTCGGAATACGATGGATGAGTTGATCGACGAAAAGTTTTTGAGGACATCTAGAGTCTTAGTAGAAAGGGTAACAGTGCTCATTGAGGATAAGTTTCAAGGGTCGAAGATTTGTCAGAAAAGTGCATCAGAAGCACGGCATAGTGAAGGATCTTCATGATATCACGACGGGCAGTGCCTTTCTTATCATATCGGGTTGCATACTTCAGAATATTGCTTCGGCAGAATGCCTCAGCGTCACCACAAGATTCAATTAAATCTAGAGTTTGGATGGCATCGTTGCCTGCAGAATAGTGTTGGTTGTAAGTAGAGGTAATATAGTCACGCAATTCTTTTAGGATTGCGTCTTCATCATACTTCATCATGGTGTACAGATGTATTCGATTTGATCATAATAGCATTCTTTGTCGTGTCCGTCAATGTCCACAATATGAATTTTAGATCCCTCAACTCGGGAAACTCTGGCAGTGCCACCGCCACGAAGGCGAATGACACTACCGATAAAAGTGCATTCTCCACTACCAATCATCAGAAAGGAGCCTCCTCTTCAACATTAGGATTAACATCAGCATCGATTTTATCATAGAGTTCGATGAACGACTGCTTGGTCTCATCATCGAAACGATTGACACAAACAGAAATCGACTTCATACGGTCACCCCAGATGGCATAGGCACGGATGATGTGGACCAGACGGCGGGTAGAAATAACCTCGTCGATGCCACCATCCTTAAAAGTTTTACGGATAATGTCCGACCAAGTGGCAAGATTTTCACAAAACTTGTGGTCTGCAACAGCAAGAGAGGTAGCAACCTTCTTCAGGATCTTGCTCTCAACGGCAGGGGTAGGATACTCCTGCTCAAAGGTCAGGGCAAAACGCTCAAGGAATGCTTCGTTGAGAACATTAGTGCCAATGAAGCGACCGTCATCACTACCCTTACCCTTGGTGTTGGCAGTAGCAATCACATTGAAACCAGCAGCAGGTTGGATGTACTTACCAGTCTTCTTTAGGAAGACACCCTTACCCTCAAGGATAGATTGGAGACACAGGATCTTATTGGATGCCAGGTCAACCTCGTCTAGAAGCAACACAGCTCCGCGTTGAAGAGCCTCCACGACGGGTCCATTATGCCAGACAGTTTCGCCATTAACAAGACGGAAACCACCAATAAGATCATCCTCGTCAGTCTCAATGGTAATGTTTACACGAATGAGCTCTCTATTTAGAGCAGCACATGCCTGTTCTACAGAGGCAGTTTTACCATTGCCAGACATACCAGTGATGAAAGTCGGGTAGAAGATACCAGACTGGATGATCTTCTTCACATCAGAAAAATTACCGAACGGGACATAGTTATCATCTTTGCTAGGAACAAGGTTCTGATCTTCCCGCTCAGTAACAGCAACGACAGGAGCAGCTGCAGGTGCTTGGTAGGTCTGCTCAAGTTGCTCAGCAACAGTCAGGTTCCAAGTGCCACGGCGGACATAGAAATCACGCAGACGCTTGACAGCAGTAGCATAGGTCACTCCAAAATTATCAGCAGCAGAACGAACGTGATCAGCATTGATATCGTTACCATAGGTCTCAGACAAATAAGAAGTGAGTTGGGAAGTGGTCAGGTCGGACTTAGCAGGCATGGTGTCTTTCGTTGATATAGGTATTATACATAAAAAATCGCCCCCGTGGGGGCGATGTGGTCACTTGCTGAACTGGATCGTTCGACTGCCATCTGGCGACATAACGACATTGACATTGGAGAATTTATCTGCTAGGGCATTGATCCAAGTGTCAGAACCAGGAACCATCTCAACAGTTTTAGAAACTGGTTGAGGTGTTACGGGGGTTTCTGTGAGATTAACACCCTTTTCTACGATGCTAGGAATCACATTGTTACCTTCATCAGGTTCGCTGTCATCCCACAGAGGGATGGGGAACTGAACATCGCTGACAACTTTTGCACCAATGCTAGCTCCAGGTGCATTCGCTTCCTGATTGCTCTTATAGAAAAATGCTGGATAAGCAACACGATACCTATCAAACTTATCGTTAGAATTTTTCTCTTGCTGCCACAAAGTGCTGTAGCGTTTTGCTACATCATCCCAGTCAGTCTCTTCCATCTGACGATATGCAGTAGGGAAGTTCTTCATGCAGTAATTCTTAGCTGCTTCACGAAGAAATCTAACTTGTTTTCCTTTGGGATTAGAACGAATCTGCATTTGCAGAGCCATCAGCATAATGTTTTCTTTGTGCATCTGCTCATACTTTTTGTATTCAAGGCAGAGGGATTTCCATTTACGCATCGTTTTTCAATGATAGGGTTACGAAGTTGTACACATTATATAGTAGAAAAAAGGAGTTGTCAAGCAATGTACCCGACAAAAGAGTTAAGGAGTTTCTTGTTGGTCGTTTTATTGTTCAGCATCTTTTTAAAGGCGCGAGTGATCTCTCCTTTCTTCGCTCCCGACTCAACATTAAACTCGGTGTCAGACTCCAGATTGTTTTGTTGAATGGCAAAGATCGCAGAGTATGACAGAGGATTCGGAATCACAACGGACTTTTCTTTCTTCCACTTGGCGCTGATCTTATCATAACCATCATATCCCTGCCCATAATTCGTCACGAAATTCAAGAGATGGGATCCAGACATGATACGAAATCCAAGAACATTGACCTCGGGGAATCGGTGACGGAGTTGCTTGACGAAAGTGTTGGTAACACTATGGAAAGAATCTTGGAACATAGGATAGATCCTACCAGTCTTACGATCACGGAGAGACTGACCATAACCAATACGAGCACGATACACACGCTCCTCTTCGGTATACTGATCGAAAGTAGAACGACCATACCCAGTCATGCAACTGTCACCATCAGAAAGAATACAGACATTGACTTTTTGTACATTGGTCTGCTTCTTAAACATGGGAACAATATAATTCATACAAGCCACTGCTTCATTTAAAGGAGTGCCAGACAAATCAAGACCATGAGGAATTTTGACACAGGAACTGATAGACCTATCATATGCATATGTGATGCCCCAAATGTTGCTACACTGCCGTTCATAATCTCGCGTGTTGGAACGAGAAGACACAATGTTTACCAAATTAAAATATTCGGAACTGATAGAAACTTCACCAGGAACAAACTCTCGTTTGGGAGAGCGATGATACTCGGCAAAATCATATCGATCTGAAACTTCTTTCAGATTATTATCCTTCATGTAATTAACAATGCGCCAATCATTGGTAAAAGCATAGACCTCAAAAGGGATCTGCACTTTCTTACAGAAAGCAGTCAAGTTTAGAAGTTGTTTAAAAGTAGAATGAATCTGGTTAACCATAGAACCAGACCAGTCAAGCAAGAACAGTAGACCATGGTTCTTACCATCAGGAAGCACAGTTACTTTCTTAAAGATGTCATCACAATACTTATAAGTATGCAACTTAGTAGTATCAAGAACACCAGTCTTAGATTGACCAGCACGAGCGTAAGCGTCAGCAGACTTACGGCACTCAAAC